TATATAAGAGCGGGGGGAGGAACGCGTTGATTTCGATCAGCTGGCGCAGGCTATGGTTATTTTTCGGAAATTGACCTGAAATTTAACGAGCCTGGTCGCTTGTGTACTGCAGAACCGTAAGTATCCCGGCAAAACAAACCATTCACTTTTAGAGATCTTCCGACATACTGATTATGTCCCCTGAGGTGTTCGTTAACCGTAAAGTAGTGCGCCACCGGGGCGATCCGGTACTGGCCTGGGCAATTGGTAACGTGGTGATGGAGTCTGATGCCAATGCGAATATCAAACCCAACAAGAAGAAGTCTTCCAACAAGATTGACCCAGCAGTATCAGCGCTAATGGCAATTGGAACATTTCAGGCTGAGCATGAGGATTTTGTATTTGAGACGAGTGTGAGCCATAAAAAAAGGTTGGCGAAATTTAACGGTATCTGATAGATGATAAAACGACAAATACAATGTACTATCGGACCATGGGCGTGATTATTTTGGCGTCCGCTAGAACCAATTTTGGAAGGAAGTGACTAAGCATGAAATGAGCTTGTCGATGATACCTCTCTGAAAAAAATACCAAAAAATCAATGTGTTAAATGGTTAATGAATCAGACACACGATGTGTGCCTGATTATATCAGTTAGTTTGTCTAATTAATCTTCTCGAACGGAGCCTTTTAGCGCCGCCGTAACTACTAGATAAGTAATTTATTGGCCGTTTAAGAACTTCGATTGATTTTCTTAATTCAGAAAGATTTATATCTGTCGAAAGCTCCAATTCAAGCACTGTAGTTTCCAGATCCTTTAATCTATCCACGGCATCACTAATTACGTCTGGCAATTCTCCTGAAAGATCTTTATTAACATTGTTTAAAATGTAATCAAAATAATCTTTAGGTAAAATTGCTTCAGGAGAGCGCAACAGTTGATGATTGGTTCGGCTAAGATCTAATAATTCTTCAAAGATTTTAGAGAATCTCTCTAGATCTGCTGATTTTCCTGTGCCTTGTTTAGTTGCTGGCTGCTCAACTACCTCTTGAGGAATATCCTTCAAATTTTGCTCTAAATTTGGCCACCAAACTTCAAATATCTTACTTAACCTCTCATTATCAAGGGCCTGCTCGCCACAGGAGGTGTTGATGGACATCATCAGTTTATAGATGTCATCTTTTTCATGCCGAGTTGACTGATATTGTAAGAGTGGTCCATTGACATCTGATGGATTCATTCGAAATAGAAAAGGGCTGACCTTGCTTTTATCAACACTTTTTCCTAATGCACCAGCTTCAAAATTGATCCATGGTGCGTGAATATTCTGTTTTGTAAGACAAATAATACCATAAGATGATTTATCAAGTTCTGTCGCTATGTCACTGGACCATCTGGTCCCTTTGTCAATATCTTCTGAAGAAACATAAGGCTCAACGGCTTGAATAACACTAGGTATCCAGTCCCTTAACACTTTTGCAACACGATGACTTGTATCGCCAGACCAACTTATGAATACGTTCATCAAGAATCCTGCTTTTGTAAAATTGGGAGGTGTGTAGCAATGGCAAGGATATTTACAAAGATACTCCTGATTACTTAACTACGGTATCCTATAGGTATCCTGGCTGAAGTGTCACTTAAAGAATTTTTCTGTAACTCATTGAAAAATTTGGTGGCCCCTGTTGGGTTTGAACCAACGACCAAGCGATTATGAGTTCCTACAGGAACAACCGAAAATCAATAGTTTACTTTATTTATCATTGACATAGGTTGCCATTGTTTGCCTGTAATTACACATTATTCGCCATTTCTACCGCCATTCAATCGCCACTTCTTGCTCCGTAAACTACTCAGATGGGAGGAATGTATCAATATGCAAGGAATCGTCACCTGAAATTTCTTTTAAAATCTCCTGATACTGTTCCTTTTCTTTCCCTACACCGACTAGAGCTTTCTCTTTTATTAATGGTATGGATTTATATTCATTGGCTACTATCTTCTCTGAATAATTTGCTCCGTACGTATTTGCCTTATAGATACCTGCAAGTAGACTAAAGCATTGTTTGCTGGTAAAGAGTTTACAAACAGTGTCATCTACATTAACAATAAATTTAGCAAAATTATTTGCGTTCGCGAAATCATAGTTTCGAGCTTCATTCAGCAATGCCTCAAATAATAAATCCACCATCCAAGAGCTGTTTTCGACGATTTGATACAAGTCTGTATTATATTTGAATTTATTTATTATTGCGCTTGCGGAGCGTGTGAAATGTAACCTTGAAATTTCTGGTGAGAGCTTTGATATTGACTTGAGATTCTGTAAAGGATGCTTTGTTTTATTTGTTGGGCTTGCCAGATCTGCTTGGTCATTGTTTTTAATGATAACTTCATTTAATCTTATGTAGGTTGGTGGGCTTAAGTCTTCCAGTAATTTATAGTTGCAAGAGATAATCAGAGCAATACAGTTTTCTCGTTCTGTTTTATGGATTTGTTTCTCTATTAATATCCTTTTTATCGATGATATGGTCTCGTCTTTAGCACCCTCAGATCCCATCCCTAAAATAAATCTTAAGGCGTTTGTTTTGATTGTTTCATTAGGGGAGTCCAGATTTGATATAAGTTTATTCAATAGGTATGGTAAACCTTCCAACGACATTCTTGATAATTCATGTTGAACAATTATCGCGTAGTCTGAAACTTTTAATGTTGGGAATAAATTCCCCCCGCCTAGGCTTTCTAATATCTCATCTGAAACCTGATGAGCTGACAATATTGGTTTTGATAAAAACCTTGAGATGGACTCAGAGAAAATATATCTTGCTTCCTCAGCCGATGGTGAATGTCCTGAAGGGTGGGCCGATTTATTTCTTAAGTTGCCTAAAAGGGTCACGAAACTGGCGTCTAATTTGGAGATTATATTTTCTTTAGATAGGCGGTCAACCATTTCTTTTTCAAATACTGCTTGATTCTCTCTTAGTGGAGTAATTTCATCATATATTTTCTTGGCAGTGCTGTTAACCAAGGATAATCTATCTAGCTTTGTATATATGTTTTCATGAATTGTTATAAATGACATTATAATGCAAGCTCTATGTGCGTCAGCCATGTAGCAGCGAAGAGCCTCTCGCATATAGCTTTGCATATTTATATCTTCAATTGTTCCAATTAATTCTTCCATATCTCGTAAGTAAGCCATGCTGTGCTCCAAATGATGTTTATGGTATTTTTGATAAAGGATTTAATTTTACAGCATCTTCTAAATGGTCTGGTGCAAAGTGCGCATATCGCATAGTCATTTTTATATCTGTATGACCGAGTACGCGCTGCAACACCAAAATATTACCGCCATTCATCATAAAGTGACTAGCGAAGGTATGGCGCAAAACGTGGGTAAGCTGTCCTGCTGGTAGCTCGATGCCTGTTCTTTCCAAAGCGGACCGGAACGCGCCATAACAATCACTAAACAACCGGCCTTTTTTATCATCAGGCAGAGACTCATAGAGCTCTTTGCTGATTGGGACAGTGCGGTTTTTTCTGCCTTTCGTGTTGGTGTATGTGATTTTGTATTTCGCGAGCTGGCTTTTTCTCAGACTCTCGGCCTCAGACCATCGTGCGCCAGTGGCGAGACAGATTCTTACCACGGTTTCTAAATCAGGGTGGTCATGTCGTTTACACTCTCCGAGCAGTTGCGAAATTTGGTCGTGAGTTAGCCAGGCCATTTCCATTTCTTCTGTGCGGAATGGGCGCATATTTTTCAGTGGGTTTTCACCCTTCCATTCTCCGAGGCGGTTTAGCTCATTGAACACTGCCCGGATGTAGGCCAGCTCAAGATTAAGCGTGCGAGGCGAAACCTCTTTCACTCTGTTTGAACGGGCATACTCACCTTTTAACCGTTTTTCTCGGTAGCGGGAAAACATCTGCGCATCGAAATCGCGTGCGAGTGGTTCGCCCATACACTCAAAAGCATGGTGCATAGCTAACTGGCGTTTCAAGCCGTCTTTCAGTGTAATGCCATGAGCGCTATACCATGAATCAACCAGCTCTTTTAACGTGCGCCTGTCTTCCTTTTCTTCCTGCCACGGGTTTTGAACGGTGTACTGCTCAAACGCCAGAGCCTCGCCCTTAGTAGCGAATTTCTTTCTGATACGTTTGCCTTTTGCACCGCTTGGGTAGAGCTCGCAAATCCAGCCGCCAGCAGGATTTTTACGGACAGTCATCAATTAACCTCGCTGTATACACCCACCACACGACCAATCATTTTGATGTCATCAACTCCGCACTCAAACGGTACTTTTCCACCGGCTACATGTAATTTTTTACCAGGCAAAACGGTTATTTCCCTAAGGCTCAGTGCGCCTTCAATATCTACTAACCAAAGGCCATCAGACAAAGAGGACTCCTGCTCGATTACATAGGTGCTGTTATCGCTTTTCACAGAGGCACCCTTTTTCGGCTGCTTAGTGAAAAGCTGCTGGTCAAACGAAAGAGTACCAATATTGGATAGCTCACCTTCACTTAATTCGAATAAAGGAAGCTCCGTTGAGTGTTGAGGTTCATTAGCTGACAGGTTTTTCTCTCCCTCACCAGTCATCAGCCATTTAAGGCTTACGCCAGTTTCAAGCGCGCAATGCACAGCAAAATCGTACGACATGTTGCCCCGCGTATAGCGGTTCTGTAAGGAACTGGCTGCGATTTTGAAGTGATTAGCGAGTTGGATCTTCTGAGTAAATCCATAAACCTCGCAGATTCTGTTTAGTAACGCCTCGTTATTAAAATTGGTCTCAATCATTAAAATTAGCATTCCTATGTTGCTAGATACTAAAATTAATATTAGTATCGCTATGAACGGTGGCAGTGAGTGGCAAACGTCGGCAAAAACTATGCACTCATTGTCTGAATGTTATCAATTTAGGAATCATGCAATATGGCTTCTGAAATCGCAATCATCAAAATCCCCGCACCAGTCGTTACCTTGCAGCAATTTGCAGAGTTAGAGGGCGTTTCTGAGCGCACCGCGTATCGCTGGACAACTGGCGACAACCCATGCGTACCAATCGAGCAGCGTGTTATACGCAAAGGCTGCAAAAAAGCCGGTGGTCCGATTCGTATCTACTACGCGCGCTGGAAAGAAGAGCAAATGCGTAAGGCGTTGGGTCATTCCCGTTTTCAACTCGTCATCGGCGCTTAATTCACTTTATGTGAATTGTAAGGATGCAACATGTTTGATTTTCAGGTTTCCAAACATCCCCACTATGACGAAGCATGTCGGGCTTTTGCGCAGCGTCACAACATAGCGAAGCTGGCCGAGCGTGCGGGTATGAACGTTCAAACGTTACGTAACAAGCTCAACCCGGAACAGCCTCACCAGTTTACGCCGCCTGAATTGTGGCTGCTGACTGACCTGACCGAAGACTCAACCCTCGTTGATGGTTTTCTGGCGCAGATTCATTGCCTGCCATGCGTGCCGGTTAATGAATTGGCTAAAGACAAATTACAGTCTTACGTCATGCGCGCAATGCGCGAACTCGGCGAACTGGCGAGCGGTGCAGTATCTGATGAACGTCTGACATCTGCCCGTAAGCACAACATGATTGAAAGCGTTAACGCTGGCATTCGCATGTTGTCATTGTCGGCGCTGGCGCTGCATGCACGTCTGCAGACTAATCCTGCTATGTCTAGCGTGGTCGATACCATGAGCGGTATTGGCGCATCGTTCGGGCTTATTTGAGGTGCGTATGCTGAAAAGTGAACCGTCATTCGCGTCTCTGCTCGTTAAGCAAAGCCCCGGCATGCACTACGGCCACGGTTGGATCGCAGTTAAGGACGGCAAGCGCTGGCACCCGAGCCGCTCACAGGCTGATTTACTTGCTGGCCTCTCTACTCAAAAGCTGGGGGAATCATGGCTATCGAAGCTGTTTCCGCGACTGTTCCGCTAAAAGCGGGTGAACGTCTGGCCGGTCTCAATCATGTGGCTGAATTGCGCGCGAAATATTGGGGCGATAGCTGGAAAGAGGTTGAGCGTTTTGTCGATGACATGCGCGATAAACGTGACACACAATTTGAAGAAAATAATCGGGCGCTGGCCGCTATTTTCTTTCTGGCAAAAATACCGGCGGCTCGTCATGAGCTCGAATTAAATGAGCTGACTACTGACGAGAAAAAAGCGCTTATTACAGCGATGAATCATTTTCGTGCAGTAGTGAGCTTATTTCCAAAACGGCTAACCATGCCGAATTAATACAAACAGAAATTTAATGGCGTAAACCCGCCGGGCTTCTTATTGCCCGAAATCAGGAGAATAAATTATGCGTAATACCGTAACCCGTAGTTTTAATACAGATAGCGATGCGCTGGCCGTATTGCTGACCGATGCCAAAAAAGAAGAACGTAAAGACCGCGCGCTCGCTGTTTCAATCCGTCTTGAGGCACTGGCGATACATATCACCAAAGAGGGGATGAGCGGTACCGAAGCCGCCGAACTGCTGCGCCGTGAAGCCACTCGCTTTGAGAATGAATCACAGGAGCTGCACTAATGGCCGACGCAATGGATTTAGCACAACTGCGCGAGCAGGAAGACCGCGAACGCCACATCAGCAACGCGCGTAGCCGTATCGCTGCACCTTCCCGTTTTCTCTGCGAAGAATGTGACGCACCAATCCCGGAAGCTCGCCGCATTGCGGTTCCGGGTGTGGCCTTTTGCGTGACCTGTCAGGAGGTCACCGAATTGAAATCTAAACATTATCGGGGGTTATGACTTGGCGGTTCAATTCGCTTACCCGTGGAATGCTCCACGGTCGGCAATAGCCAGCCCATATCTTACCTATGACCAACAGCATCGCCGCGACCGTATGTTCGCGGCTTTGCTGCATGCTAGAAAAGTGCTTTCTCTCCAGCCTGAGTGTGTGCGTTTTGATGTTTATCGAACCGCTACGGTGCTGGAGCAAAATCAGGGCAGTCAACGAGCTAATGCCTTTTTAATCAGCTTTTGTAAAAAGGCATTGCCGCGTCTTGAACTGGTCGCAAAAAAATACGAGTGCGTTGGCATCAACAGCAATGTATCAACCGCTGTTTTCGGCGGTCATCTTAATACCCAGCTTATGCAATATCTGGCATCACGCATGGTCAATATGGTCGCCAGATTTAACCGACTCCCGGACATGTCCCGCGCCGATATTGACTTACTGGCCTCTGATATCGCTAATTTCATCCGGTCAGAGCTGGCCGACATTGATGACACCGGATTAAGTGAACTAAAAACGCTGTACACGTGGTATATGCAAGCTGGGATTATTTCCCTGCAAT